ACCACAACCATATAATCCACCTTGGACCTCATTTCCGTAATTAAGTTGAAGTTGCTTAAAGCATGACCGAGGCATCTGTAAAGCATTCCGTTTAGAAACATCATAAAGTTGGTCGGGAGATGCTCCATTAAATACACCTAGACCATTATCAAAAGTGCAAATAAGAGATTGAAGTTGGAGATATTTATCAGGAGTAGTTGTATCACGAAAATTATTAGATAAACGGGCGTATACCAAAATCTTACTTGGTATATTGGTAAAATTGACGGTCTGCGAAGAAACATTAGATAATTGACCGCCAGCAGGGCATGCTCCGATTGTATTTGTGAAAATAGAATAATCATTATATTGATAGACACTCTCACGCGGAATTTGCATAATTGTGTTCTCTTTTGGGGTTAAATAGATACAATTTAAAACAGGGGCAACGGTATTAACAGAAACGATTGATTGAGAAGGTGTTGTAATAGAAAGACCAGAAGGAACAAAACAAGAAAACATGTTATTCCACAAGTTGGGAACAAACTGAATTGTTATTAGTTCGCCTGTTATTGCGAACAGAGCACGAGCGTCTTCGCTCGATACATTAGAGAATGGCGTAATAAGCGGTTCATAAAATGATGCGGTAATAACAAAAACCGATGTAGAATTTGCGGAAACATCAGGCACATCAGCTACACCGTTATTAGTATAACTCCAATTGAGAGTTCGGGGTTTATACACACCATCACCCGCAAGAGTAGAGGAGTATGGTTGTAGAGGATTAAACTGTGTACCAGTTGCAGCCGAGTATGAATCTACAAAATCGGGTTGAGTATTTTCATAAAAATCACAATCCATAGGCAAAAGGTTCAAGCGAGTTATACTATCCAAGATTTCATTCGTCTGTAATGTTATAGACGCTTGATTTATTTGATGCTGAACGGAACTCATAGAACGATTAACTGGAAATTGTTTCATACCAAAATTATCACTCTGAAAAAAAGGAATTGGTAAAGCAGTTGAATTTGCTACTGTAAAAGTAGCGACTGCCGTCAGAGAAATCGCTAAACGAGAATCTCGGGCAGTAAAATCGGCGATATTGTTGCGTATCGCTATACCGTTGCTTTCGCAATATTTTAACTGCCTATTTAAAGGCACGGATTAGACTTTCTCTTCTGCGGTCATTTTTAGTCTGCTTAACTAAATCACGCACTATACCATAAAGTCGTTCAGGTTTTCCACTTCCTAGCATAACGGAATAGAGGAACTTCCACCCACATTACCCAATTCTAAACATTAATTACTATTGGGAACGGTTATTAACCGTGTTCTCCTAAACCCTTTCGGGGATAGGATAGTAGTTTAGACTATAAGGGAGTTCGCGGTATGATGTTTATTCATCAAGATATATAAGCATCGCCTTTATTTAAGCGATACAAACCCCAACATTAAGGTTAAAAGTAATATTCTGGTTAGAATACGATGAGGCTACAAGCGGAACGAAAGACTGAACGGCAGAACCCTCTTTAAGAGCATAACAAATCTTATTTTCACTAACCGCTTCAAGACGAGTATCTAAAACACGAGCATAAGAAGGAGCATCTCTAACATTAGACATTTTATAATATAATACAATATAAAAAATTAAAATATTGTATTAATTATTTCTAAATAATAAAATATTTGATATATACTTTTAAAATGTAATGATATTTTTATTCATGGTTGCATAAATATTTTTCTTAATAAACATAAATTTAAATGATGCCTCCATGCCTTTATCTAAAATTAACGGATAAGTATTTCCATAAGTATCAGCGAAAACTACTCCTAAATTAAAATTATATAGAGGAGTTTTTTGATTAAAACTAAACATACGGTATAAACTTGTTGCGTTATATATAAATATTTGATTGCCTATTCCAGCACCTCCACCCGTTCCAGTTTGACTTAAATCAGGTAAATAATCTGTTAATACTCCAATATAATTTACATTCTGTGTTGAAGATGTATTATTAATAAAGAATATTTCATTTTGTATATTCATAGATGTCGTAATATAAATACTTTTAAGGAAAGCCCAGTATCCATAAGCGTTATATTGTGTAGTTGTTTTAATAGCAGTATAATTTGAAGGGACAGTCATACTTTGAAGATTTAATCCGTAATTATTTTGAATAAGTATTAAATTATCTGTTCCATTTGGATTATTAAAAGTTTGATTATTATCAAAATATACATCGGCATTAAAACCAACAAGAAAATTCCAAGTAGCATTATTGAACCATATTTTTACTGGATTTGCTAAACTATTCGCAAATGTTGCTGAATCTGCGTATAAAGAAATAAGTTGCGTTTCACTATCATAAAGGAAAAAAGGTGCAATAAAAGACAGTCCTGATAATGTATTTAAACTCGCAGTAGCAGTTGCTAATGCCGTATTCATCATATTAATCATCGTAGTGTAGTAATACATAAAATAATAAGAACTAAATGTTTGTGTAGGTGTTCCTACCTTTGGTATAAGTTGAGTTGGAATATTTTTAAATTCGGGTGTATATATTAAAAATGTTTGTGGAGATGTAAAACCCAAATATTGTAAAGTAAAAGAATAAATTGTTTTATTTATATCTAGAACTGGTGTTTGTATTAATACTTGAACTTGTGGTATATTAAATGCTGGAATCTGAAAACGAATGATACTCGCATAATAATCGTCACAAGAATCTATAATTGGTATGTTATTATTAGCAGATACTGTTGCTTCTGTTTGTGTGTATACGCCATCTCCTGCTGTTTGAGGACTATTATTTCCAATTGCTAAATTGTAATAAAAAATATCTGGTTTATCTCCCATTTTATATATATATAAGATTATAATAATTGTATTATTATTAATTAAAAAAACTATGATAATAATATTTTTTCACACCAATTAGCAACAAATGCGTCAGGCTCTAACTTATTTTTTAAAAAAAAGTTTAAATATTCAGGATTAGTCATATTACTATTATTTAATCTAAATGAAACATGTTCCCCGCAAGTTTGTGTATTTGGTCGTTGATAAGTAATATTATTAAATATCACATTATCATTCCATAATAAGTTTTTTAAATAATCTACTGGTTCATTCAATTTTTGTCTTGTTTCAGGACGCAATAATTCAAAATGGTAATCTATCGGAACACCATAACTATCAAAGTAGTTAATGCCCTGCTTATTTTTAAACAAAGAACACCAGTGACCGCTATGGTCGTTTATAGTTAAATATAACAAAATAATTTTATCACAGTCAGCAAATAACTCGGTTGAGCTTTTGTATTTATATAAATCAGTATATTTTAATAATTTAGCATCCGGATTTAATTTCATCATATCAGCACCAGTTAATGACCTACGCGTATTTTCAGGAAGTTTAACATATTTAAGTGAAGCCCGAGTATTTTCTATTTCACCTTTTCCATCTATTCCATACAATAATCTTAATTGTGATTTTGCTTTATTTAGCGTAGTATGTTTTGCTAAAATATGACCTGATTTTTTATTTATAACAGCATAAGAATTATCTTTATTTTTAATAATATCATAAGGCATTTATATTATATTATTATTTTTTTTTTATAGTTTCTAAAATCCACATTACTAAAAATCCTATATAAAACCCAAACATTATAATATTCTATATATATAAGAATGGATATTTATAAATGTATCGACTGCAACACTAAACGATATTTAATTTTTCCTAACAAAAATGAAACTTTTATTATTTGTTCTGCTTGTTATAGGATAAGACAAGAAAAAGAAGAAGAAAGAAAGGATTTTCCTTCAAAACCTTTATATAGAATATTCCATTAGCAAAGTATAATATATTTATTACTTATTATACATTTCGGTATTTGCTTACATATAATAACATATGTAGATTTTAATGTGTTTATCATGTCTATATGCTCTTTGCTTATTAATAGTTTTTTATCTAATAAATAATTATATGTTCCTCTACCCGAACGGCGGGGAAAAATAACAACTTTATTTGCTTCAAAAATCATATTACGGGTTGCCTTGTAATCGGTCGGGTTGTGGTGTATGAATATGCTATAAATACCATTACTTCTTCCATTTCTCATAACTTCATCACGCAAACGCTCAATTTCTTTATTAATTTTTTTATTAGGAAAATCCTCACAATCATCAAATATACAGAGCGTTGGTTTTGTATTACTACTAATTTCAGCCAGAGTATAAGGATTTATATGAATATCATCATCTA